GCAGCTAAACGGGCAACTTTACCGTCGGAAGCGCGGCTGTTAGACGCTTTGAAGTTCATCCAAAAACGCATCGACTCGGTTTCGTTGAATGGAATTAGTTGGGCCTATGCGATTGATCTGCTGATTATGATACGAACTACAGCCGAAGCAGCAATCAAACAAGCGAACGCTGAAGAACGCCAGCCGCCGCGCGATATTCAAGAAGTTTTGGACGAACTGGACAAGGAGGAAGCAGCGCATCTAGTGACCATTGACGACCGTGATGCCGCTCAGGACGCATTACAACGCACGCACATTGCCCTTGGTGGAGACGGTGAATGGGTAACCAGGCTTCCAGAGCCAGAGCCGCCCGAAAGCGGAGACCTGCGAAAAGATGTTCCGGTAATAGCCGCTCAGATCATGCAAGAAGCAATGGACGCCCAGCAACGCGCCGAAACCGCCGAGGCTGCCTTAGCTGAACGCCAGCAGGAACTAGCCGAACTCAAGAAAACGAATCTGCAACTATTCCACGGGATACAGGAAGCGAATGCTCAACAGGCTGACGCCCAGGCGAAATTAGCATTGTCTGAGCTGGAGCTACGCCAAGCGCAGGAGCGTATCGCCGCGCCAAAGATGATGTGGGGCTGGGACATCGAGGAGATCAAGTCGGCCATGCGCCAGTTTCAATCGAATCACCCCGGCAAATTGCCGTCGGAAATCGAAAAGTCGGCGCAGGAACGCATCAAGGAACCGGAGGGGAAATGAGCAACGAAGATAAAGAAAAGAAGATCAAGCTAGACACATTGAAGGAAATGAGCGGCTTGTTCGATCACAATGTGCAAGCAGCCTATGTTTTGGCAGAACTGCGAATACTTAATCACAAAATCGAACGCCTGATTGAAATGCAGCCGGAATAGCTGCCGGGGAACGCATCAAAACGGTGAATATGAGGTTGAAATGATTGGACTAATGTTCGTACTGCTGCACCTGAGTGGACAGGGGCAAATCGTTAGCATGTACGAAGATATATGCAACCGGGCCGAGGATCATTGGAAGTATGAGGGTGACTTCGGTTTCGCAAAGTTTGCCGGAGAGTGCTTTGTCTATAAGCGCAACGTAGGTGAAGTTTACTGGCAAGCAGCTGATGGACGGGGCGCAATTATATTTCCGCTGCGTGATGAAACAGACGGGAAGCCACCGAAATGCTATACGCGACCAGCTCTCGACGGTTGCAATACTGAAACAGTTTGCGGAGATCAGGTGAGCACAACACTTGTCTATTGTGGGCCTATGACAACATTACCAATCCCGCCGCCAGCGGAGCCTATAGAGGTACCAGCCGTGCAGTACGAAATCCCAGCTCCATATCCTTGCAACTTGCCAACCTCAAATGGGAGCGATTGCTTAACAGGGCCAGAAACTTATTACAAATGCGCCGACAAATCCCGCATTCTTCTAACCTCAGAAGATGGCCGCCACTGGTGCCACAAGGTTCAAAACTGATTGTGGGCGAACAAACTACGACGATTTCGCTTGCATCTCATTCAGCCACATGCAATAGTGAATCGCAACAGCCCCGTGTCTAAAGCTGCCTAATGGCTAGTTGCGGGTGCCCGCCGCATATCGGGTGCGAAATCCTACCCATACGTGTCTGCCAAAATCACCATCCGTGAGCTAGACGGCACGGAATATCAGCTCAAAAAGAGAATCGCGGCAATGGTTCTCGCGGCAGGCTATGCGCGTGAAGTGCAGCGCGGCCTGTACCAGATGATCGGCCTATCTGTTTACCAGGCAATGCGAATTGTGGTGAGCGACACCGAAGGCAAGAAATACAAGCTCAACCCGGAAGGTCGACCGGAATGTACATTAGCTAAATATCCGGTCAAAGACCAAACCTCTAACCCGCCCAGATTCGGCAGCTTACAAGACTGGAGTGTGTTTCCATCTCAGCCATTCTGCAATCGTTCAACAACTCCAGCCGTGAGTTCAGGAGTTTGAGAAGCCCGCAATTGCTTGGGCATGCCAACAGTCTTGACTTTGGGCTTGTTCCAGCCCTTCGCTATCGCCAATCTGTTCAATGCGCTCATCTGCGTTCCGGTCATCTTGATCTTGCCCAGCACAACATCAGCCAATTGACGGTAATACCATTTCCGATCAAGCAAAGGTCTGTTACGTCTGGCAATTACGCCATGATTCTCCCCACTCGTGAACAGTTGAGCAGCCATCACTCGTCTTTAGCACGTAATGGTTCGCGTTGCAATAACAACGTTCAAGGCCGCAATTCGCTCGTGATGTGTCTGTTGAAACTACGCCCAATTCCCTTGCGTCTCAATATGTTACAAGCACCCGTCGTAAAATGTAACAATGTGTCCGCTGGCCCTATGTCATTCATGGCAAATGAGTTCTGCATTACGAAACTCCGACTGGTCGGTCGGTAGACGAAGCGCGGGTGGTAACCATGTTACACCCCCTGGGGGAGATCACCCGTCGAGGGGATAGGTTTTGGCGTACGCGTCTTTCTAAACCGTTGATTCTACGCGTAAACTTAGCGGAACGGTGCAGTCGTACTCAGGCACTTGCGGCAACTTGGATTCGAGGTATTGGACGAGGGCGCGGAAGTCGTTGAGGGTGCCGTTGCCTTTGAGCATATTGGCTTTGTAGGAGATGACGCAGATGTTCCAGGGGACGTATCCGAGGGTGTTGTCGATGCGGTCTAGGGTTGGGGAGCAGTCGCCGGGGTATCCTTTGTTTTGTTTGAGTTCGATGCCTAAGACGGGGCAGTATTTGGGGATGGTGATGTGTTCTGGTTTGAGGGCGAAGTGAAGGTTATTGCGCTTGGCGCGGGTTTTGGCGTCGTAGCAGAGACGGACTCGGAGGTCGTCCCACTTGTTCACGAAGGCAGTGTAGCACGGCGGGTCAATGTGGTACTATGGTGCCATGTGGAAGCACATAGCGGCACCATAGTGCCGCTGCGAGGTATTCGGTCATGGGTGGATTGCCCAAGAAGTCCCAAAGCGATGTGCGAAGTGCAAAACCAGAAAATGGAGTAAAGACGTGGTACGAGTACCTAAACCCCCGCTGGCCGATGCAAGAGCCGAAGTGGTTGACGCCGGAAGAAGCGAAGCGGCGGTACCCGTGGTTGAGCATTCCAGCCGACCAGCTCACGCCCTCGGATGCAGATGCGGAGTCTGCCAGCTGAAATGATTGATTTTGTCCGCCAAGGGCCGTTTATGCTCATCCAATTCAATGCCAGTTGCGATGAGGCCTTGCCGGTCTGTCAGGCTATGTGCTGCCGGATGCGGAAGTACTACTCGGTGCCTTTGACCCCGGACGAGGCGAAACTTTTGCGCGGGACTTGGACGGAGAAAGACGGTCAGGCGGTATGCCTCTTGGACGGCGAAGAAAACGGCGACTGCGTGTATCTTTCGGGCGACCGATGCTTGGTTTATGATGATCGGCCGCAAGCATGCCGGGAGTGGCATTGCTCCCCGCAAGGCGGGTTGAGCGACCCGGAGATCGTCAAGCGGGAGAATGGCTGGGTATTGTTCCCTGCGAGGGAGGCGAAGTGAACGAGATTGAGCGTTACATCGCGCTAGCGAACCTCAAGAAGTTGAACCCGGTTCTGGGGCAAGATCATACCGAGGAGTTCTGGCACATCATCCGTTCGCTGGCGGTCTTGGATTGGAGTTTATTGCAACCGGATCACGGTATCCCCAATGCCGAGGAGCGGTTCAAAACCATCATGCGGAAAGTTCAGCAACTTGCTTTACAGATTCAGGAAGAGCAGGGCTTGGCCGAACCCGCGCACGTACACTGAGGTGACTTCATGTCAACGACCGTAACCAACACGAACCCGATCACAATCACCGGGGGCACGATGGCTTCCGGGGCGCGGGCGACGATTTATCCCGGCCAGATCAAGCGCAGCTTCAAGGTCACGGCGGTCGAACTCATTGCTGGCAATACCTCGTCAACCGCCATCATCAACGACAACTCGACGGCCAACAATGTCCTAGTAAAAATCAACGCATCTGTGGCTGGCTCGAATTTCATTCAGTTCAATCCGCCGAGGACTTGGGGGGACTGGATACTTACCACAATGGTCAACGCTACCGACACGGTGCTGGTCTACATCCAGTGAATCCGCAGTATCATCCTACCGGGGACTTGGTTTGCGGGGAGTGCGGCAAGCCCCTTTCGCTCCGTAGCAATGCGCGGGGAGACACCTTGGCGATGTGCGAAGACGTGGGCTGCAAGTCTTACGGGCAGGTGTATGAAATTGGCAGTTCGCAGCACAACCCTGCGCCAGAGTTAAGGCAAGATCGCCCAGTGCCGTTTTCGCCCAGCCGTTATAGCTGGGGCGCGGCGAACTGGGTTGTTAAAGATGGCGTCAAAGTGGAGGCCTAAATGGACATCAAGGATAAGCGCATCAGAAACGACCGTAACATCAACGCCAGTTATCCCGGCCTCGCCCAGCCGCTCGGCTCTGCCGCCTGCGAAGGAAACGCCGAATGGTATGCCCGCTCATCTTCGTGGCAGGGCAACTCGAACGTCAATTACGACGCCATCGAAGCTGAGAAGCGGGAGAATGATCTTCGCTTCGGAGTGCCGCACGACGACAACCTGCCGAACCCGAACGGCGTTCCTGAAAATGCGGGATTCTCTGGGGTCGCTTCGCGGGACACGGATGATACTTTACCCAACCCGCACAACTGGTCATCGAACCCCGGTTACATGGGGACGTCAACCGCATCCATGATGACAGCGGCAGCACCGGGGTCAAGCCGCTACCGCACTGCCGGGGGCGGAACTACGCCCGGAGGCACCGCCGCTAAAATGCCAAACCCGACTGTCGGGCGTTCGGCGGTAGCTACCAAATCGAGTGTCGCCATGCCAGCCCCGGGTGACACTGACCCGCGTTCGGAAGGGTCACCGCAAGGCCTCACGTCAGGGTATAGCGGATGATTAAGCCGATCACTCGCGCAGAATACGACCGACTTCGTAAACAGGTTATTGAAGCATTGAGCTTAGCCAGCACCCATGATCCCGACCATGAGCAACGGCTTGGAGTCCTTGAACGGCAAGTCGAACGATTAGGTGCACCCAAATATCGGCTTGTGCGACCGGGGACATCGCGCAAACGGAGTAGCTGATGGGTTTCGCAGGTTCACAGCAGGCCGACCTCGAGCAATGTCCTTTGGCCGGGTCGTACTCCGCATACCTTGAGGCGGAGAACTCGACTTACGAGATGGCCTCCGGGTCAATCAATATCCCTTGGCTTTACGGACTTTGCGTTTCTGAAGGGAATGCGAATACGGCGGCACTTGCGGCCAACTGCGTTGTGTTTTCAGAGCCGGAGTGGGGCTGGGAAGCCACCGGGATCAATAAAGACATCGGGCCGGGGCAGCAGATGTTTGTGGGTGGTTCGACCGGAGGGATGATCGTTGCCTGGTGAAATTGACGATCTCATAGCCCCGTTCGCGTTCAAGGGAGTGGCTGGGCAAGACCCAGCCGGAAACCACCTCGAAGATGCGCGGGAATGGGGGATACAAACCCAAGCCGATTCTTATCAGGTTGAATATCTCAAGTGGCACCAGACCTACCACAAGGGCGTCAGAGACCCACGCTGTACGATCTGCACAGCCGAGGCAAAGTTTCAGGCCGAACGGCAACCGCACGAGCAGAACCACAGGCAGCGCAGGGTCTATGATCCGCAGTGCAGGTTCTGTCAGGATGATAAGTTCTTTGGGAGGATGTGATGCTTAAGCAAAAGGGTGAAGCCTCCAAAATGAAGCCCGGAGGCTCGAACGAGTCCTACCAGACCCACGGCTCTAACCCGCAAAGGGCCGCTTGGGAAGATGGGCATGGGCTGAACGAGTCCTACAAGGTCCCCGCCCCGAACCAAGGCGGACGTTCGATGAACCACAGCTACATGCACCCCTTGGTGAATCCCAACAAGCCGAACGCCCCGAAGTTGCCGGGGAAAGACCCATCGGTATCTACCGAGCGCGAACTGGCAACCAAAGCTCCGCCGAAAGTAAGCGGCAAAATAGTCTTTGCTCCACAAGTGGGTAAAAATAAAGTCTGAGGTGAAACTATGGCAACTCCGTACCAGTCAGGCAATAAAATGCCGCTCGGAGGCTCTCCGACCGGAACCAGCAACAAATCGCGGGAGGATTCGATTATTTCTCGCACCGAAGCCCAAGCCTTTCCCAGCGAGGATTCGCAGATCTCGCTTGAAAACTTCGAGCACTACGGGGACAAGCCAGCGGGCACGCAAAACTCTTTGGCCGACATGCAGACCTTGACCGGGAAAGACCTGCAAGAGTCTTACCGCGCAGGACTGTCGAAGTCAGCGCAGTACACGGACAAAGTTACCGACCGCTAGGCTGTGCCGACGCTTTCCGAAGTCTCGCTCTCGGCACGGGAACGGGCGAAAACCGATCTCTACTTTCTCGCCAAGATCGTGCTGGGGCGGGTCTATCCCGACCTCACCGAAAAGACCCACAAGCCAATCTGCGACTTCTTCGTCCAGAAAAGCCTGACCCGGAGTTTCCTTCGCCAAGACCTGACCAAAAACCGCTTACTGCTTTATCCTCGCGGCCACTTCAAAAGCTCAATCAATATCTGCGACTGCATTCAGTGGATGCTGTGCTTTCCGAATATCACCATTCAACTGCTGGCGGGCATCGAGGAACTCGCGGAGCGGTTCGTGTGGGAGATGAAAGAGCACTTCCTGTCCAACGGAGACTTCCGGGCCTTGTTCCCTGAGTTCATTCCCCAAGGAGACACTTTCGGGACGAAGGGCGAGTTCACCGTCCCTAACCGCACTCAAATCCGCCGCGAACCTACCATGTCAATCTCTACGCTTAAGAGCGTCAAGGCGGGATCGCACTTCGACTTACAGAAGGGCGATGACACGGTTAACGAAATCAACTCCGCCACGGCGGAACTCAACAAAGACGTTGCTAAACGCTGGTCGCACACTAAGCCTCTATTGAACCCCGGCGGATACCGCGAACTCATCGGGACGCTGTACGACTACTCCTGCCATTACGGGCCAGTGGTAGATAAGTACAACGAGGGAACGCTCTTAGGCTGGAAGGTCTTGATCGCGCCCAGCATCACGCCGAACCCGGAGACCGGAGACTTATGGTGGGAGGAAGGCATTACCTTCCCGGAGCGGTTCTGCATTGATTCCAACCGCGATCCCGACAAAGAGAACCTGCAACAGATTTGGCGGGACGATCCCGAGCTTTTCTACGCCCAGTATCAGAATGAGCCGCTGGGCAAAGAGGCGACCCACTTCCCTATCAAGATGCTCAGAGACCACGTTATCGCGCGGGGACAGGTTCCGTCGAATGCCACGATGGTTGCAACTTGGTATCTGGCCTTTGCCAAAAACCGCAAGACGGATTACTCGGTGTGCGCACTAGGAGCTTACGACCCGAACGGGAACCTGTACGTCATCGACATTGTGCGCGGAAGGTACAGCCCGTCAGAAATCATCAACCAGCTCATTGCCTCATGGCGGAAGTGGCCGATTTCCCGCGTAGGAGTGGAAAAGAAGAAACTGTCCATGCTCGGCCCTGGACTTCATGCGCGGCAATTAGAGCAGAGAATTTCAATCCCGATTGACCCGGTAAAAGACCAGTCCGCCGAAGAACAAAATACGCAGATTCTTTCGTTGTCGCCATTGCTCGAACAGAACAAGCTCTGGTTTGTGTCGTCCTGCTCGTTTCTGAACGAAGCGTTTATGGAATTCTCGCGCTTTCCGAAGTACGCGATGGACGACATACCGAGGGCAATTTCTTTGCTGTTGCATTACCGGGCAATGGGATCCCGGCCCGACATGCAAAGCCAGCCAATTGAGATGACCATCGGCGGGGCGATGAGTTACGGGGACGACCCGGTGTGCGGTGCGGGGATAGTGGCGTGAAGTGCAAAGTCTGCGGCAATAGAACGTATAACCCGAGCGGGGGAGACGGCTTCTTGCCAAACTGCAAGGATTGGTGCTTTACCTGTAAGCAGTGGCGCGAGTGGTGGCAGGTGACAAGCTCGAACATCGTTGCACTGCAAGGCCACGACTTCAACGTCATTAGCAGTACCGCTTGGCGGACATCAATCTGATGGCCCTTCTAGACACCCCGATCAACCTTGGAAACGAGATCAAGGCGCGAGACATTCCCCTTGATCCCAAGCAACAGCCTGCGGATGAAATCGCCGTCCAGTTAGTCCTGCGCGACCTGAACGTCGCCGAATACTACCTGCTGGCCAAGGGCATGACGGTCGAATGGGACAGGGACGACCGACTCTACCTGTTCCGCATGCCGCAGGCGTTCTGGGAAGGCTCCAGCGTCCCGCGTTCCTCTTTAGGGATGCCGCTGATTTTAGAGCACATCGAAAGCCTGATGCCGCAGGTGATGAATGCTCTGTTTTCCGACAACCCGCCATTCTCGGCGACCCCGCGCGGCAAGACCAAAGACCTCGCCGGGAGAGCGGTCACAACCATTATCTCCAAGCAACTGAAAGAAATCCGCTTCAAAGAGCAGGCCCGCTTGGGGGTCAAGGAAGGAATGCAGTACGGCACCGGGGTATGGAAATATTACTGGAAGCGGGAAAAGCGTTACAAAGTCACTTACGAGTACGAAGGCTCACCGCAACTGGAGAAGCTCGAAACCGGAACAGCGACCATCCCGACCAAGAAGTCGCGCAAGGTAGTAGAGAAAGTAGAGGAATATTTTGTCAACTCTCCGGTAGTCGAGCGGGTTCACATTCGCTTTTTAGTGGTTGACCCGGCAGTTCGGGAACCCGATATTCGGAAAGCGAAATATGTAATTCACCGTTCGTATGTGACACTTGAAGATTTAGAGCAATTGAGAGATCAGCCTGGCTATAAACTTCCCAGCAAAGAATTCCTTCAATCCCTTTTTGAACCGCCGCGTGAATCGCCTGAGCGTTCTCTTTTAGAAGGCCGTTCAACTTCCAGCGTTTTGAATACAGGCATTTCATCCCTCGACATTAACATGGAATTCAAGGCCATGCCGCGCTGGCAGGATTCCTCGGAAAATCCCAATCAGCAACCCTTGGAGCTTCTTGAATACACAACCCCGACGCGGGTCATCTGCGTTCTCAACCGAAAGCTGTGCATCAAAAATGACATCAATCCCTTTAACAAAGTCAACTACTTCTCTATATGCAACACCGACATTCTCGATAGTTGGTACGGAATGGGAGTATCGCGCCTTCTTGCAGGTGAGCAACGACTTCAACAGGGCGTCATTAATTCACGGCTGGATGATCTTGCCCTTCGACTCTCCGGCACTTTCCTCCGCAAGCGCGGTGGAAATACGCCTACTCAGCAATTGAGACTAAGGCCCGGAGGAATCATCGACTCCGACGACGAAAAAGGCGTCCAGATGATCCAGTACCCTCCGGCGATCGCCGATGCCTTTACCGAAGTGGAAGCCTCAGACTCACGAGCGCAAAGGAGAACAGGTGCAAACGAACTGGTTACTCAAGGAACCGCCCCAAGCGCAGGACAATTGGGTCGAACTGCGGGCGGTGTCAATGCCGCTGTCTCGGCGGTTGGTGCTCGTATGGGGTATCTTGTCGAACAAATCTGCGATAACTTTTTCGTTCCGTTCCTCGAAGCCATCCATGAAATGAATTCTCGTTGGCTCGAGCCGGACGACATCAACGCCATTCTCGATGACGAACTGGGCCAAGCCTACGAAGGCGACGCCATCGAAATCAAAAACGCGAACATCAAGTTCGACATGCTGGCAGGGGCGAAACTCAAGGCCAAGATGGCGATGATGCAACTCGCCCAGCCGTTAAGCCAGTTGCTGATGATTGCCCCAGTGCTCGAAGATTTGACCAACAAGGGTAAGAAAGTCGATTGGGCGGCGTTCATTCAGGCTTGTCTCGATTCGGTTGACTGGCCGGGAGCGCAGAAGTTTATCGTCGACATGACCGATGAGGACAAGAAAGCCTTGCAAGCCAAAAACGAATTCGCCCAGCAGAACTCGCAGATTGCCCTGAAACATCAGGCCACGATGGAAGAAATCGAGCAGAAAGGCCGAGCGCAGGCGGGGACGCACATCATCAAGTCAATCCTCGAAGAAATCAATCCCACTTCGCGCATGGAAGTGTTGCAGGCCTTGCAGCAAATGCAGTCGCAGACTGGAGGCGAAGGCGATGCGCCAGCTCAGTCCGCATGAGCGCGAAGTCCTGCGCCAGTTCGAGAACGCGGCCATGCTGCGCGACTTGCAGACCTTCCCGGGCTGGATGATTTACAAAGAACTCGCCGCCGGGAAAATCCAAGCCATCCGCGATAACTACGAAAATTCCAAGATGGACAAAGACGCGACCTGGGCGGCGAAGATCGCGTTACAGGCGGTCAGGGACTTTCAGAACAGCATGCAAGAGTTGGTCGAAAACGCGCAGGACATTTTGCAGCCCGACGCC